CGGTTTTGCCGTCGGCTGGCGGGTCGTCCATCGTGTCGAGGAGCGTGAGCATCGGCCGCCCGTCCTCGCGTTTCGCCTGGATCGGGGCGAGGGCGTCGCACTGGCACGTCATCGCGAGGGCGAAGAGCCGCTCGACATCGGACTGCGTGACGAACGTGTCGTAGTCGAGCGTGATGATGTACTCGGTCTTGTCCGAGAACATCTCAAGCATTCGGGTGAGGGCCATCGACCAGTAGGCACCCTGCCCGAGCGTCGGGCGGATGTGCAGCGGCATGAGGCTTTCGATGAACGCGAACACGTTCGTGAGCGGCCCGAAACGGGGAGCCGACAGCACCGCCTCAGCACGAACCTCGACCGACGTATCGCCGACCTGAACGATCACGCGTAGCCCTCCAAAGCGAAACGGCGGGCGGCTCGTCGCCACCCGCCGCTCACTGTGTCGGTCGTGTCAAGCCGGATCAGCCGCTGACCGTGGCGTTGACGCCCTTCTTCGAGGCGCTGACGGGACCATCGACACCCTTGCCGAGCCGGGCGACGGTGTAGACGGTGCCGGTCGTGTAGGGCGTGGCGGTGACGCGGAGGTATCGGCTCTTGCCTCGCATGTCCACGTCCATCCGCACGACCACGTCGCCCGCCGTGGCGGTCGGCGTCGGGATCGTGAAGCCGCCGGTGCCGCCACCGACGAACGCCGTCACGTCGGAGTAGGACGAGTTGTCCTCGGAATCGGCGAGCTTCAGCACGGTGAACGCGGCCTGCGAGGTATAGCCCGCATTGCCCCAGGCTTCTTGGCACACATCGAGCGACACGTACTCGTAGCCGAGCGTGTCGATCGTCATGGTGTGGGTCTGCGCGGCCGTCAGGTTCTCGCTGTGGCCGACGACAGACTTCGTGGCTTCGAGATGGTTCACTGTTCAGATCTCCTCGGAGGGTTGAGAGTCAGTCGTCGGATCACGCACCGAACTTGATCGCCACGATCGGCCCGGCCTTGGTCGTCGAGCCGACGTTCGCCACCGCGATCGCGTTGCGGGTCGTCGCCCACGTGGCGGTCTGGTCGTACTCGGCGTACCTCTCGCTGAGCGTGCGGACGGTGATGACACGCCGCTCACCGAAGAACGCCGCCTGCGACAGGTCACCGAACAGAGCCGCGACCTTCCCGGTGGTGCCGGTCAGGGCCGACTCCATGCTGTGAACCAGACGCACCGGGTAGCCGAGAAACCGCTCGCCGAACCCGGCCGCCACGTTGTCGGCCATGTTGCCGCCGGGGCCAGCCGAGCCGCCCGGCAGCATCGCGAGCCGAAGCATCGCGGTGCCCCAGCCAGCGGGCGAGATGTACCACGCAGCGTTCCGGCGGGCGTAGAGAGGCAGCTTCGCGACCGCAGCAGTGAACGACCCGAGGGTCAGGGCACCGAAGGTCGTCTCGCCAGCGATCACGCTCGCGGAGTGGTCGGCCTTGAGGATCTTCGTGCAGACGCCCTCGGTCTTATGGTACTTGTCCTCACCGGCCCCGATGAACCCGGCTTCGTCGAAGACTTCCGCGAAAGCCTGTGCCGTTTCGACGGCCATTGCGTCTGCGAGGTCAATGACGGAGTCTTCGAGCAGGGAGTTAGGAACCCTGTTGAGGACGCCGTACACCTTCGCGGTGAGCTCGACGTTGTCGAACCCGACATCGCTCTGCGTGATCTCAGCGTTCTCGCCAACGGCGCGGGCAGCGAGGCCGCTGGTGCGACGGGCGTAGTTCAGCACGTCGGAGTTCATCGTGACCCGCTTGGCGTACTGCGGGTACGCGCCGTACTCCTCGACGAGCCGGATCACCTCGGTGGACATCTCGGGGCTGGTCAGGACACCGCCGAGCGAGTTGACGCCGCCTGCCTGGGCGCGGCTCTCGACGTTGTGGTCATTGCACCACCGACGGGCCTCGGCATCGCCGAAGATGAATCCCTTGATGTGCATGCCAGCGCGGTACGCCGACTCAGCGCTACGGAACGCCTTGAGCGGGCCGTGCGACACGGGGATCGCGGGGACGGTTCGCTTCTCCACGGGAGTCTCCTCGGCAGCAGCCTTCTCGATCGCCTTGGCGGGAGCACCACGCTCCAGCACGGCACGCAGTTCGAGGTTCTTCGCCTCGATGGCACGCAGCAGCTCGATCTGCGAGCGGAGCTTGTCGGCACGCTCGGACAGCGAGCGAAGCGACGACTCCTCTTCGGCGTTCATCGCGGGGGCGTCGCCCTCGGCGGGAGCCTCGGACATCGCTTCCATCTCGGCGACGACAGCGGCGAGTTCGTCGAGCAGTGCCTTGATCTTGTCCACGAGCGTGACTCCTGTGGTCGGGATGCGGCGGCGCTCACGCCACCTATCCACGAACCTACGGAGCCAGACCGGCACCCTTGCAGTTCGGCGCGAGGGTCTTTTACTAACCAGTAAAAGCCCGACGACGCACGTGCTCGGAATGCACGACGTGCTTGTCGGTGTGCCCGCAGCGGGGGCAGCGAAGGTAGCGAGTCTGGTACTCGCCTCGTGCCTGACTCGACGCGACGTTGAGCCGAGCGGCTTTGCACCGCTCGCACGTGTCGCCTGACTTAGCGGCCATGCTTCCTCAAGAAAGCGTGGAGGTCTGGCAGCTGTCTGCGAAGATCGGTCGTGATCGCCCACTGTCGCATCCGCTCATGGCGGAAGTGGTCGAACGACCGCTGGGCCACTTCAAGCCCGCCATCGCCGTACGCCGGGTAGGTGCATGGTCCGACATCGAGCAAGGAATCGACCGAGCGAATCGTGCGTACGGTTTGCCCGTCCTCGATTGCCCAGTCATCGCCGCCCTTGGGAACAGTGAAGGCAAAGGAAGATCCGAGCACGATCTCGTCGCGGATGTTGTTCGCAAGATCACGCCCGTAGGACGAATCGGGGACCGGGAACTCATACCGCAGACCGACCTCGTCTACCGTCAGTGACAGCGTGCGAGGGTAGCGGGCAAGCGGGTAGTTAGAGTCGTGATTGAAGAGTGCCCGAGTTTCGAGCTTCTTCTTCCGCCCGCGACGCTCCGACACAAGGCTGAACGCTGCCGGGTCTATCCGCTCATAGAAATCGCCGAGCAGCAAAGAGCGGACGCCGAACCGGGCCGCGTAGCCCACGATGTACTCGCGTTCGCCTTCCCCCTCAACGCTTCGCTTCTCGACTGCGAGTAGCGGCACGGCGGCGTCGGCGTTCTCCTCGATCAATAGGCTTCGTCGCTCGATGTTCATCGTCATGCTCCTTGCGTTCTCGTCTGCGGCGTTCATTTGCTCCACCAGCTTCCGGCTCCACGCCCAGCCGGGGTCGCTGCCCCACAATGCCCACGCGATGCGTGCGTTCGATGGGAAGCCGTCTTCGCCTGGACTCCAGCCCGTCGTTCCGATGTTCGTTTGATGCCGGTCGAAGAACGCCTTCATCCTGCGTGCCGTCTCGGGGCTGATCGTCGTGCCGTTGCTCAGGTCTCTTGCGCGAGCAACGCCGACTGCCGTGCCGCCTCGGCCGTATTCGCTTCGCCACGCGAGACCCTTCGCAGCCTCTTCACGCACGCCAGCCGGGGGCGTGAAGTCGATGTGGTCATACTTACCCGCCACGCTTCCGCCTCCGTGGCTTCGCCCGTGGCTCCTCCGCAGGCGGCGGCTCGGGCAGCGCGTCGATCTTCGTGAGCGTCGAGACCTTGTGTCCGACCTGTGTCTCGGTCGGACGCCAGCCGCCGCTGACTTCCTCGTACACCGTGATGAGCGCCGCCGGGTCTTCCTCGCTCGCCTCGATCGTGAAGTCGGTGCCCGGCACGTCGAGCGTGCCGTAGTCCATAACGTGATCGACTCGCCCACGAGCACGCCCGCCTGACGAGTCCCACGAGACGTAGTCGCCCTCGGCGACCGTGCCGGGCTCGGCTCGCTCTTCAAGCGACCTCGCGGGGGCGTCTTCGACGACCGGCACTTGCTGCGGCTGCGCATCCGCTGCTACTGCCGGTTGACGCTCGACCACCCCTGCGAGGATCGCGTCGATCTGTGCGGGCGGGATGCTCGGGAATGACGCAGCGATCATCGCTGCCGCACCCTCGCGGGTGACCAGACCATCGGAGATGGCTTGCACGATCGCGATGAGCCCGGTGATCTGGGCACCGTTGAGGCTGACCTCGGCGACTTGGGGCGTGGCGTCCGGTGCGGGTTCGGGCGGTGCGTCGGTCGGAACTGCGTCGGCAGATGCCGCAGCCAGCCCGCCCTCGACCGCCTGCCCGTCGATTCCGCTCCCGGACTGCTGCTGCGCGAGCACGTCATTGACCGAGGGCGGTGCTCCGAGCGTGCCCATGTTCAACGGGCGATACCGTTCGTCTCCACCCTCAACCGGGTTGCGGTTTTCCAGTTCGAGAATGTCGTTCGTGCTGAGCGCCCCGATGTCCCACATCGCCCGGTAGTACGCCGAGCGGCTCGCAGCGTCGCCACGCATGAGCCCGCGAACGTCGAACTCGACGAAGTAGCGGTCGTCGTCACTGATGAGGTCGCGCTGAAACGCCGACTCGAAGCGACGCAGCCACGGGAGGATCGTGTGCTGCACGTAGTCAAGCCCGGCGTGCTCCACCGAGCCGGGGCTCGTCTCGGCACCGAGCAGGTGGAGGGGCACGCGGAAGAGCCGGGCGATCTCGGCCAACTGCCACTTCCGAGCCTCGATGAACTGCGAATCGTGCATCGACGCTTGCGGGATCTCGATCGGCTTGAGCCCGCCGACGAGCACCGCCGTGCGGTTGCTGTTGTTGACGCCGCCGTGCATCCGCTCCCAGTTCGCACGCAGCGACTCGCGGGCCTCGGCGTTGAGCTCGCCATCCGTGCTGAGCACAAACCCCGGCCTCGCTCCGTTCCCGAAGAATCGGGCACCGTGGAGCTCGCAAGCCCGAGCCAATGCGATCGCGTCCTTGCAACTCTCGACGACGCTCATGCCATGCACGCCGTCGTCGCTCGGCCCACGCATGTGCAGGATTGCGTCCTGCGAGTACGCCGTCTCGCGGCCGTTCTCTTCGCGGTACTTGTAGCGGAGCCGCCCGTTCTCGATCCGTTCCACCGTCATGCGGGACGGGTGCAGCGGGATGAGTTGATCGACCGCACCGGACGCTCCCGAGCGGATCTCGCTGTAAGCGTCGCCCCAGAGCCCGACGTGGAAGACCGCCTGCTCACGCCACTCGAAGCTCGTCTGCCATTCGTTGGGCTGCTGGTGGAGACGACGATACAGCGGCAACTCGACGGCGCGGCGAGTCCCGCGAGTCATCCGTTCAAGCACGTGGAGCGGCAGGCTCGCGACGCTCTCCGACAGGATTCGCAGGCACGCGAACACCGCCGACACTTGCAGGGTCC